GCTGCGCGCGGTGCTGGTGGAGTTCGAGCGCCTGGGGCTGAAGCCGCGCCCGCGGCTTTCGGGCAAGGCGCATGTGCGCAAGATTTTCGCGCTGTGGGCGGCGTTGAAGCCGCACCTGGAGAACCCTTCGCGGGAGGCGCTGCGGGCCTTCGTGCTGCGCCAGACGGGCGTGGCGGACCCGGAGTGGCTGAGCCCGGCGCAGGCCAACCAGGTGACGGAGGGGCTGAAGGCCTGGCAGCGCCGCATGGAGGCGCCCCATGCCGATTAAGGGCAACACCAAGGAGCAGCGCCCGAAGGGCTGGCGCAGCCTGCCGAAGCATGAGCGGGTGGTGCGCAAATGCGTCCGCTGCGCTGAGACGTTCGAGGCGGAGACGCGGTATCTGTTCCGCTGCGAGCAATGCCGGCGGCACCCCGACAACAGCCTGCCTTCGCTGTGGCAGTCATGACCGCCCTGTCGGATCAGGACCTGCACTTCATGCGCAACCTGCCGGACCGGATTGGCGTGTGGACCCGCGCAGCCGATCGCACGTCCGGCGATGTGCGGACCGAGCAGCGGATCGCGCGGCTGCGCGCGGCGGGGCTGATCGCCTGGGTGTGGGACGAAAGGGCGAGCAGCGCCGGCTTTGCCGTGCGCGACGTGACGCTCACCGAGGCCGGGCTGGCCGCGCTGGCAGCGGCGTGGGAGGCCGGACGGTGACTTATACCGCCGCCCTGCGCCACGGATGCGCGCGCGCGCGGGATGCGGCCCTTGCGCGCCATGGATTGCTGCTGGAGGAAGGAGACTTTCGTGCCATGGCACTGGCCATCATCGCGGCGGTTTCGGGCGATGTCTCCGGCGCCATCCTGGTATCCCGCCAGGCGCAGGGGCGCGAAATATGGATCGTGCGCGTACCGGGCGGCCCGGCGGTGCGGGTGGTCTACGCACCCGAGCGGGCACAGATCGTGACGGTGCTTTCATGCCGGCATGATCTTCCTCCGAGTCCTCGGGCGGCGCGGGAAAAACTGTTCATGGCGGAGGTGCGCAGGGCAAAATGAGCACGCTGGATTACCAACTCGCGCTGATGCCCGCGACGATCCAGCGCGTGGCGGCGCTTGCCACCCCTGCGCTGGCTATTCGCTTTGCCAGGCGGTTTGGGGGCCAGAAAATCTACGTGCCGAAGCGGGTCTATAGTGCGCATCCACTCGTCAAATGCCTTGGTTGGGCGGCGGCGCAGCGTTTGTGCGCAGAGTTTGGCGGTGAGGACTGGGCGGTGCCTTCGGCGAGCAACTATCTCACCTGGCTGGACGCCCGGGCGCTTCGGGTGTGCGGCCTGTCGAACCCCGATGTGGCCCGCAAGCTGGGCATCACCGTTCGCCACGTGCACCGCCTGCTGGCCGGCTTCGAACCTGACGACGTGGAGGTGACCGATCTCGTCCGGTCCATCGCGCGGCGCTACGCGGTCCGGCCGCAGGTTCGGTCATCGGTGGCGCCCTTGGTTGAGGACAAGCAGGCTTCCTTCGCCTTTCCCGCGGACTCGCTGGGGATGCGGCTGACCGAGTGCTGAAGCTTCGCGGCCTGCCTGGGGCTGACATTGGGCAGTCTGATGAAGCTGTGGCGCTGTCCATACGCTGTGAGCCAACGCTCGCAACAGGGACAGGTTCCATGGACATTCTCGCCTCCATCGCCGCCACGCCGCTTGGCACGGTTGTGCCCTACGTCACGTTTGCCACTTCGGTTGCGACCGCGCTGTTGCTGTTGCTGCCGGCGCCGTCGGCGGCGAGTTCGGCCGCCTATGTGACGCTCTACAATCTGGTCCATGTGATCGCGAACTACCGTTCGCTGGCAGCTGCCGCGCCGCCGAGCGCAGCAAAGCCGAGCACGGGCAGCGTACCGCCCGCCGCGGTCGCCTTGCTGTTGCTGCTGTTTGGCGGCGTGCTGGCAGCCTGCACCGCAGCGCAGACCGCGCAGGTGCAGCAGGCGGTGACCGTGGCCTGCGAGGATGACGCCGCGGTGCAGCCGGTGATCACGAGCGTGGCGCTGACGGGCGCCGCAGGCGCCACGGTTGCCGCGATCGCCGCCACCGATCAGGCGCTGGTGCATCCGGCGGTGGTTGCGGCCTGCACGGCGATTTCCGCCACGGCGAAGCCGGTGAGCGTGAGCAGCAACTGAAACGGCCGCCTTCGCTTCGCCGCCCGCCGTCCCGTCCGGAGATCCCACGTGCTCGAAATTCCCGAAGCGATCCGGTTTTGGATTGATCTTTTCGCCGTCATGGGCGGCGCGGTCGGTGTGATCTGCGGTGTGGCCTGGTTCGTCATTCGCAGCGCCCTGGTGACTCATCAGGCGCTCGGCCGCGCGCTGGAGCCGATGGGGGTGCAGATGGACGACCACGCCGAGCGACTGAGCAAGCTGGAGGGCGACATCCGGCAAATGCCCGACGCCCGCGCCTGGGGCGACATGCGTGAGCAGATGGTGCGCCTTGAAGGCGGCGTTGATGCGATCCGCACGGAAACGCGTGGCCTGCGCGAGACGATGGAGCGGATCGAGCGGCCGCTGAACGTCCTGGTGGACGCCAAGCTGAAACAGCGGGGCGGCGCATGAGCTTCCGCGATGATTGGACGCGGGCACGCAGGGTGCAGATCCTGCGCTTTCTGGTGCGCACCGGTGGCGAGGCGAATGAGAGCGTGATCTGCACCGCCATGGAGCACACCGGCTTCGGGCGAGACACGCGTGAGGATTTCCGGGGCGACATCGAGCATCTGCGCACGCATGGCTGCGTGCGCGAGGAATGGTTCGAGGAGGTTCGCGTCGTCACTTTGACCGAGCGGGGCGACATGGCCGCGCAGGGGCGCCTGGAAATTCCGGGCGTGCTCTGCGAGCGCTGGCGCGCGCCCTGATGCCGCGGCTTTCGCGCATCGATCAGATGCCGGCGGATATCCGCGACGCGATCGCGCGCAAACGCGAGGCAGGGCACACGATCGACCAGATTCTCGCTCATCTAGAAGCGCTGGGTGTGCCGCCGGAGGAGATGCCTTCGCGCTCGGGGCTTGGTCGGAAGATACAGTCGATCGACCGCGTGCTGGAGATGGTGCGCAGCAGCCGCGGCATGACCGAGGCGCTGGTGGAGCGGCTGGGCGAGGCCAAGGAGGGCCGCGCGGCGCGCGCCAACATCGAGCTGATGCAAGCGCTCGTCATGCAGCTGCTGGCCGCAGCCGCGAGCGAGGAGAGCGATGTGCTGCTGTCCGCCAAGGAGGCGGCGCTGGTGGCCAAGGCGCTGGCCGATTTGAGCCGGGCGCAGAAGACGGACATGGAAAACACCATTCGGCTCAAGCGCGAGATGGCCGCCGAAATGGAGAAGAAACTCGCCGAGCTGGGCGATGAGGCGAAGGCCGCGGCGCGGCCGCCGACGCCGGATGAAATGATCGCGCGTATCCGGGCGCTGTATGTGGGTGAAGGCTGATGGCGCCGCTGCTTTACCCCTATCAGGCGAAATGGCTGCGCGACCAGGCGCGGTTCAAGATCGGCATGTTCGCGCGCCAGACCGGCAAGACGTTCACCACCACGTTGGAGATCGTTGACGATTGCGTGGCGGCGGACCTGCGGCTGGGGCGCGCGCGCTGGGTGATCCTTTCGCGCGGGGAACGCCAGGCGCTGGAGGCGATGAACGAAGGCATCAAGCCGCACCTTCGGGCCTACGGGATCGCGGCCGATCTCATGGAATACAATCTGCGGCTTGACGAAGGCACATACCGTGCCGCTGAAGTGGCTCTGCCGCATGGCGGCCGGATCACCGCGTTGCCCGCCAACCCCGATACGGCGCGCGGGTTCTCGGCCAACGTCTTCCTTGATGAGTTTGCCTATCACAAGGACAGCCGGGCCATCTGGAGCGCCCTGTTCCCGGTTGTGTCCAAGCCAGGGCTGAAGCTGCGGATCACCAGCACGCCGAACGGCAAGAACAACAAGTTCGCCGAGCTGTGGAGCAGCGACGACGCCACCTGGTCCCGCCACAAGGTGACGATCGAGGAAGCGGTGGCGGATGGCCTGCCGCGCGACCTGGCCGAGCTGCGGCGCGCCGCGGGTGACGAGGATCTCTGGCGGCAGGAATACGAGCTGGAGTTTCTGGACGAGGCCAGCGCCTGGCTGCCTTATGCGGACATCATCGCCTGCGAAGACCCGGCCGCCGGCCGCCCAGAGGCATATCAGGGCGGCCCTGTGTTCGTGGGCAACGACATTGCCCGGCGCTCCGACCTTTGGGTGGCCTGGGTGCTGGAGCTGCTGGGCGATGTGATGTGGACGCGCGAGATCTCGGTGCTGCGCGGCGCCAGCTTCGCCGCTCAGGATGCCGAAATCGCCCGCATCATGAGCCGTTACAACGTGCAACGGCTGGTGATGGACCAGACGGGCATGGGCGAAAAGCCGGTGGAGGACGCGAAGGCGGCGCACGGCCGCGGCCGCGTGACCGGTCTGCACCTGATGGGCGCGGTGCGGATGAACGTGGCCTCTGTGGCCAAGCAGGCTTTCGAGGACCGGAAGATCCGCATTCCCGCCGGGGACCCGGTGCTGCGGGCGGATCTGCACAAGATCAAGAAGGTGAACAGCGAGACGGGCCTGCCGCGGTTGATCGCGGACCGTGATGGCGCGGGACACGCGGACCGCGCCTGGGCGGCGATGATGGCGATCGCCGGCGCCGACCCATTCATCACCAAGCCCGATGATGGGCTGCTGGAATGGATGCGGCGGGAACATGCCGCGATGCTGTCGCGTCGCGAAGCTGACAAGGGGACTGCAGCATGAGCGGTTCAGCGCCCGCGCGCCCCGGCATCCTCACCCGGCTGGTGGCAGCCGCCCGCTTCGCGGTGACCGGAACCGGCCCTGCGAACTGGTTTGGACCGGCCGAGCCGATCGCGCCGCAGGCGCCGCCCCAGGTCGCCGGGCGGCAGCTCGACTACACGCCGGCAGTCAACCTGAACTATTCGCCCCGGCACGATGAGGACATCACCGCCGAGCAGCTCCGCGCGCTCGCCGAGAACTGCGATGTGGTCCGCATCATCATCCAGACCCGCAAGGACCAGTTGGCGGCGCAGAAATGGCAATTCCAGCTGAAGGACAAGACGGCCCGCAAGCGGCCCGACCCGCGGATCGACCAGCTCAACGCGTTTTTCACGTCGCCCGACAGGGAGCACAGCTGGGACGAATGGATCGGCGCGATCCTGGATGACCTGCTGGTGATCGATGCGGCGACCGTGTATCCGCGAAGAACCCTGGGCGGTGCGATCTACGCGTTCGAATTCATCGACGGCGCCACCATCAAGCGCGTGATCGACGACTGGGGCCGCACGCCGTTGCCGCCGGAGCCGGCTTACCAGCAGATCCTGCATGGGCTGCCAGCGGTGAATTACACGCGCGACGAGCTGCTGTACGCGCCCCGCAATCTGCGCAGCTACAAGCTCTATGGCATGTCGCCGGTGCAGCAGATCGCGATGACGGTGAACATCGCGTTGCGTCGGCAGATGAGCCAGCTGGAATACTACACCTCCGGCACCGTGCCGGATGCGCTGGCGGGCGTGCCGGACACGTGGAGCCCGGAACAGATCGGTGAGTATCAGCGCTACTGGGACGAGCTGCTGACGGACGACACCGCGGCCCGACGCAAGGTGCGGTTCGTGCCGGGCGCCGCGGCGAAGGCGTTCGTGCAAACGAAGGAGGCAATGCTCACCGACGCGTTCGATGAATGGCTCGCGCGGGTGGCCAGCTATGCCTTCTCGGTGAGCCCGCAATGGGCGGTGAAGCAGGTCAATCGCGCCACGGCCGAGACGGCTGAGGGCATGGCGAACGCCGAAGGGCTGCAGCCCCTGCTGAAATGGGTGGCTTCGCTGGTCAACCGGATGCTGATGCTGGGTTGGGGGTGGAGCGACATCGAATTCGCCTGGCATGAGGAGGAGGAGACCGACCCGCAGGCGCAGATGACGATCTCGACCGGCTACCTCAAGGTCGGCGCGCTGACGCTGAACGAGGTGCGCGCGGATATCGGCCGCGACCCTATCGCTGGCGGCGACGATCCGGTGATCTACACGCCCACCGGCATCGTGCCGCTGAAGGTGGCGCTGCGGCCGCCGCCGCCGCCCGCCGCGCCGGGAGGTGATGGCGGGGCGCAGGCCGACGAGGCCGATGCGGAGGAAGAGCTGCTGAAGGCGGCGGACCCCGAGACCCGCCTGATCGCGGTATGGTCGCACTTCCTGACCAGCGAGGCGCCCCGCGTGGCCGCCGCCATTGTGGCCGCGCTGCCGACACCGGTGACGAAGGCTGCGGGTGACGAGGAAGTCGAGGACGACCTGCCGGCGCCGAAGAAGAAGGCGCACCCGGACGCGGCGGCCGCCGAGGCGGCGGCGGATGACCTGGCTTCGACGCTGCCGCCTTCCGTGGAGCGTGTCATCGAGCAGGCGGTGGCCGCGATGCCTTGGCCGGCGGTGCAGGCCAGCACCGAGGCCGTGCTGGCCACCGAGACGGCGGCCGGTGTGGTGGAGGGCTTGAAGTCCGGCGCCGAGGTGGCTGGCCTGAAGATCCCGAACCCGCTTCGCCAGGCGGACCCGGACGCGGTGCAGGCCGCCCAGGACCAGGCGGCGCAGCTGGTGAAGGGCGTGAGCCAGACAACGCGTGACGCGCTGAACCGGCTTGTGACGACCGCCGAGAGCGAAGGGTGGGCGCCGAAAAAGCTGGCGGCGCGGATCGTGGCCGACCACGCGTTCGACGACGACCGCGCTATGCTGATCGCGCGCACCGAGCTGAAGCGGGCGAAGGTGACCGGCAACATCGTCGCCTGGCGAAGGCAGGCCGCTATGACCGGGCTGATCTTCAAGAAGCGGATCATCCTCGGGCAGAACGAGAACCATTGCATCGCCTGTGAGGCCGCTGTGCGGGAGGGTGCGATCCCGCTGGATGAGGATTTCTCGGTGGGCTTCGCGCCACCGTTCCACCCGGCCTGTTACTGCTCGATCGTGCCGGTGGTGGAGCGGCCCGTGAAGAAGGGTTTCGTCTGCGACGACGGCTGCGTGGAGGTGACCAAGGCGTTCAACCCCGACCAGCCGCGCCGCGCCGACGGCAAATTCGCCGCGACAGGGTATGACGCGGAGCGCGAGGTCGGGCGCGGCCGGGCGGCGATCGCCAATGTGCTCGCAACGCACCGCGATGCGGTCGATGCCATGACGGCGCGTGGCCTTGGAGCGGTCTCATTTGTCTGGGGCAAGGCAGGGCACGGAAAGGCATTCCGCCAAGGGTTTGGTCTTGCTCATGTGATCGCAAGACGCGAGGCGGAGGGGCTCGACGCCTACAGTCTGATCCACCGTATTCCCGAGGTTCTTGCGCATGGAACGGGTGCCCCAGACGGTCGTCGAGGATACGCCTTCGAACTCGGCGGCGAGCGTGTTGTTCTTGCTCAGGGAGGCAGCGGCCCGGAGGGACACTGGGTGCTGACTGCGTATGTCAAGAAATGATGCGGTGAGCGTCCCGGTGAACTGGGTCGGGGTTATCCCTCGCCGGTCTACGCAGCATGCCGCTCTGAGATACACGGTATGCTGGGAGCGGGACGCCCCATCCTATCGCGGAAGCATGATCGGTTTCAAGGAAAGAGCGGCCCGATGAGCTTCACGTCGCGCTCCCTGCCGGCCGAGCCGGAGGATGACGAGGCCGGGCGCGTCGCGCTGGCCCGCGAGGCGGCGATCCGCGCAACCGTGGAGGCGCTCAACCGGGTGACCTATTTGCCTGGATCTTCGCACAAAGCATTCGCGCGGCAGATCCGCCAACAGCTGGAGCACTCCGCCGTGCCGATCACCGACCGGCAGGAACAGCATATCGCCCGCCTCGCCTGGCGCTATCGCCGGCAGATGCCCGCCCACCTGACGCCGAAGACAAATCCCGATGACCCGCTTTCGCCCGAGCGTGTTCTGCCGTGGCCGGGGCGGGCGCCCACCAAGAAGGAGCTGTTGGATGGATGACGCCCCCACCCTGTTCGATCGGTGCTTCGGGTTCCTGATGGAGCACGAAGTGGGTGCGAACCCGCTGGATGCCAGCGCCTGGTCCGGCGCGGCCGTGGGCGATGGCACCTTCCTTGCGGCCGATGATGGTCTGGACATGAGCGAGGGTGACAAAGGCAACTGGACCGGGGGTGCGGTGGGCGCGGGGGTGCTGGGGGGCACGCGATGGGGGATCTCGACCGCTGCCTATCATGATGCCCTCGCACTTGTGCCTGGTGCCGAGCGGGTGGGGTTTCCGGCGCTCGTGAAGGATCTGACGCTGAGCCAAGCAAAGACGCTGTGCATGTTCGCGTATTGGAAGCGCGTGCGGTGCGATGTCCTTCCGGGGCCGGTGGCGCTGGTGACGCTGGACGCGGCGTTCAATGCAGGCGTGGGCGCCGGCGCGCGCTGGCTGCAGGCCGCGGTGGGCGCTGCGCCCGACGGGGCCGTGGGCGCGCTGACCCTCGCGGCGGTGGCGCGCGCTTCGGCGACGGATTGCGGCACGGCGGTGGCGGCCGAGGCGCTGGCGCGGCGCATCGACGCGATGGCGCGGATGCCGGGATGGGCCACGGATGGGCTTGGCTGGTCCCGGCGTTTGGCGAAGCTGGGGTTCCAGGCCGCGTCGCTTTCGCGCCCCTGAGCGCCGCATGGAACGCACGGCCGAGCCCAGGCCGAGCTTGATGAGCGGCCTCGTGCGGCGATGGTGGGGAATCGCCCTGTGTGTCAACGTCGCTGCGCTGGTCTGGCGATGGAGCTATGGCATGGGGTCTTGGGGGTTTTCCGAGTGGGTGCAGAATGGCTCGTGCGGTATCGTCGCGGTGCTGATCGCGGTTGATCAGGCGGTGCTGGGCATGCCCGGCCTGCTTGCACGGCTGGGGCGGCCTCTCGGAGGCTGGCGATCGGTCATCCCCGTGATCTTCATCTGTCTGGCCTGTGGGTCGTATGCGCTGCAATTGCTGCGGCCGGCTTCGTCGTTCGACCTGCCGAAGGGCTACGAGGTGGGCACGCCGTTCGACGCGATCCAGGCATGGGGTGTCAACAACCAGGTGTTCTACATGGTGGCCCGCGCACCGCGGGCTGATGTGGGCAACAAGCTGAAGCGCCTGGTGTTGGTGGTGCAGCCGATCTACGCCAACGTCGATCCGATGACCGACACCTCGATCAAGAAGAGCCAAGCCTACACCATCCTCGACGGGTTCATGACCTTGGCGATCCCGGTGGCGGCGCCGCCGGTTTGGCGCGGCACACCCGGCCAGGCCGTGCAGCTGCGGTTCTCACTGGTGGAGCTGCCGACGATCTACGCGCCGGAGCAGATCCGCTCGCTCGCCGATATCGAAACCCTCGGCGGCCGGATCATCTCGGCCGCGATCGCGGTGATGACGATGGCGGCGCCGCCCGTGGCGGGGGTGGCCGACAGCGGCTGCCCGGCGCCGGCTGGCGGCTGAGGGGAAGGAATGAGCGAAGTCTTTTATCGATGGCATTGGCGAGCGCGGCTGCCCGAGCGCCACGGCGAGCTATTCCGCGTGCTGTGCAGGGGCGCGTTGAATTCATGCCTGATCGAATTCTTGTCGGACGGGAGGAGGGTTGTCACTTCGCGCAACGCTCTGCGGCGGGCATAGGACGGCTCACAATTGTGACGTGACTGCCTGGCGGCAACAAGTACATGCTGGCTTCTTCCTGGTCGGGAGGATGACATGAAGACGGCCCTTTTTGCCTTGTTGCTGGTTGGGTTGGCGGCCTGCGCGACTTCCGGTGTGAAGATCGATATGAATCAGGTCGCGACGCTCAAGCCGGGCGTTTCGACCTACGCGGATGTCGTTGGGAAATTTGGCCGCCCCACTACGGAGACCATGTCAAGCAACGGCATGCGTTTCGTCACCTATTCCTATTCGACAGCGGCTGCCCGTCCCGAAACCTTCATTCCGTTTGTGGGGGGATTCGTCGGAGGCGCCGATGCCCAATCTCAAGTGGTCATGTTTCAGTTCGGCGCGGATGGCAAGCTCACAGGCACGAACAGTTCAACCTCGAACATCGGCACCGGAACGGGCTTGCTGAGCGGTGGCAACCAGGCCCAGCGCACAAATCAACCAATCACGCCTCCTTGAGGCCATCTGGCGGTGCGAGGCAGTCCGTCGAGTTTTTGAGGGTGCGGAGATTGATGTGATGGGGCGCAACCGATGGTCGGCTTACGTTCTGGCGTGCCTTGCCTTGGTAAGCCCCCGCGCGGCGCATGCGGAGGCGCCGCAGGCGATTCAATACTATCGGACCCTGACGGGCTTGGTCATCAGGACGCTCACAGATAATGCACCGCCGTATTTTCAGATGTGCACCCTCATCTTTTTTGGGGGAGAAGCTGATGTGACTTTCAGATGGATGCCACTGGAGAGCGGGGCGGTGATTTCGATCAATCAGGAAGGTTGGAATTTCGGTGGAATACGCTTCCACACGCGCGTTCGGGTATCGATCGATGGGCAGCCCATTGCGATTTTCCCGGGAGGGTCGCCAGACGGTATTGTTGATGCGACGACGAGCCGTGACGACGTGACATTGGTAGCCCGCTATCCCGTGCTGGCGGCGCTCCGGAACGCTGCGACTATCAAGGTCGAATTTCCGGGATCGCGTTCCCGACCAATCGAGATCCATCCCCGGGCCGTTCATGATGTGATGGCGGCGGTGGATCGTTGTTGGCGCGACACCGGATATATCGAGCATGATTGGATACCTTGAGGCTCGCGGAACGCGCGTGCCGTTCCTTGGGGCCAGCGCCCGAGTTGAAGGCACAATGACCCTGCATTCGGCGGGTTCCACGGCCCGGCATGAAGGTGTCTCGCGGTCCCGCCCGATGAATGCCGATTAAGAGCGAATAAGAGCGCCCACAGGCCGATTTCGGCATCCAGCCGCATCACCATGGCCCGAACCCGTCGCGGCCAGCGTCGCGCGTCTGAGGCGGTCGCGCATTTGACTGGGTGACATCTGCCAGTCTGACCCGCCCGTTCGTTGAAAGGCATTGTGCCCTCCTGCCCAGGAGGCTCCATGCTGCTCATTCCGCTGATCAAGGCCGACAGTTCGCAGCGCCGCGTCTATGCGCGGCTGACGGAGAGCGTCGATCGCGGGAACGAGGCGATGGATTATGTCGCCTCCGCCCCCGTCATCAAGGCGTGGTCGGACATGCAGCTGGCGGCCTCCGGCGGCAAGAGCCGCGGCAACGTGCGCGGCCAGCACGGCCGCGTGGTGGCCGGCATCGTCTCCGACATTCAGTTCGACGACGTCGCCAAGACCATCGACTTCGAGATCGACGTGATCGACGAGGGCGAATGGGAGAAGGTGATCAAGGGCGCCTACACCGGCATTTCGCCCGGCGGGAAGGGCGTGCGGCGGAAAGACCCCGACGGCGTGGTGCGCTACGGGCTCACCCAGCTGAACGAGATCTCGCTGGTCGATGTTCCGGCGATCCCCGATGCGATGCTGACGGTGCTGAAGGCCGACGGGATCGAGGAGCGCATCGCGTTCGCCCCGGCGCAGGAGGGTGTGGATCTCGCGTTGATCCGCGCGCTGGGCGAGGCGCCCAACCTGCGCAGTTTCACCAGTCTGGTTGTGGGCCTGCCGGCCGACGCGGTGGAAAAGGCGCTTGGCGCCGCCAGCGGGATCGATGGCAAAGCCTCCTTGTTCAGCGCGGCCGTGCGCCGCGAGCTGGCGGCCGCCGGCGTGGCAATGCCCGATGGGTCCTTCCCCATCACCGACCAGGATGACCTGGAAGGCGCGCTGCTGGCGGTGGAAAAGGCATCCGCCACCGGCGGCGGCGACGTCCAGGCGCACCTGGTCGCCCGCGCCGGTGCGCTCGGGCTGTCCGATGTTCTGCCGGAGGCCTGGGCCAAGCCCGAGGCCGTGGTCGAGAAGGGGCTTGGCGCGGTCTCGGAGCTCGCCCAGCTCATCCAGCAGCTGGCCTGGTTGGCCGGCAGCGTCACCAACGAGGCCGCGTTCGAGGGGGATGGCTCGCCGATCCCGGGCCGGCTTGCGGCCTGGATCGAGCAGGGCGCCGATATCTTGACCGGCATGGCCGGCGAAGAGGCCGCCGAGGCCGTGGCCGCCCTGACGGCGGCCGTCGCCGCATTGCCGATGCCGCTGGATGCCGACGTGCAGAAGGCGGCGGGGCTGGGCGCCGAAGGCGTTGGCGTGCTGGTGAAATTGGCCGGCGACTTGGCCGGCGCGCGCGGCGAGATCGAGAAATCCGCCGGCGTGATCGCCGATCTGCGCGCCGAGGTCGCGCGGCTGCAGGCACAGCCGGCGCCGGGCGGCATTCGGCTGCGCGCCGTCGGCCGCGGCGAGGATGTGACCACCGTCGAAAAGGCGGCCGACCCGGAAGCCGCGCTCGCCGCCATGCCGAACGGCTTCGAGAAGGCCGCCACACTCACCCGCCTCGCCTTGGCCAACGCCATCAGGTCCTGAAGGAAACCCCATGAGCTCTCTGCTTCGCGCCGTCACCCAGGAATCCATCGATCTGACCCGCAAGATTTTGGCGGATCAGGACATCGAAAAGGCGTTCACCCAGCCCGCAGCGGGCTTTTCCGGCATCCAGAACTTCTCGCTTCTGGCGCCCGCGAAATCGCTGTTTCCGGTGCTCACGCCGCTGCGCAACCGCATTCCCCGCCGCATGGCGATGGGCGGCACGCAGGCGACCTGGAAAGCGTTCACCGCCATCAACACGATGAACCTGGATATCGGGATCTCGGACGGCAATCGCGGCGGCGTCACCACCACCACCGAGGTGGATTACAGCGCGGTGTTCAAGCAGCTGGGCCTGGAAGACTACGTGACGCGCGCCGCCAAGCTGGCCGCCGACGGTTTCATCGACCTGCTGGCCCGGGCGCAGACCAATCTGCTGTGGGCGACGATGCTGGGCGAGGAGGCGCTCGATCTGTGGGGCAACACCTCGCTGCCGCTCGGCACCGGCGCGCAGCCCACGGCGGCGGTGAGCACCACCGGCGGCACGATCGGGCAGACCGTGCAGGTCTCCATCCGCGTCGCCCCGCTTTCGTTGCAGGGGCTGGTGAGCGGCACGGTCGCCGGCGGCGTGCGCACGAGCGTGACCCGCACGAACGCCGACGGTTCCACCGACACCTACGGTGGCGGCTCCGGCATCGCCGGTACCGCGCAGGTGGTGACGACGCCCACGGACGGGCTGTCCACGCATTCGGTGGCCGCCTCGGTGGCGCTGACCCAGGGGGCGGCCGGCTACGCCTGGTTCTGGGGTCCGAGCGGCTCGGAGGTGCTGGGCGCCATCACCACCATCAACTCCCTGGTGATCACCACCGCGACCGGCGCGGGCACGCAGGCGGCCTCGGCACTGTCCAGCGACAATTCGACCAACGCGCTGGTGTATGACGGCATCCTGACCCAGGCGGCGAAGACGGGGGCCGGCTATTTCGCCGCGCAGGCCACCGGCACCGCGGGGGTCGGCACGCCGCTGACCGCCAACGGCGTTGGCGGCGTGGTGGAGATCGACACCGCGCTGAAGTGGTTCTGGGACTACCACCGCCTGAGCCCCGACACGATCTGGGTGGCCAGCCAGGAGGCCCAGAACCTGACCAACAAGGTGCTCACCTCGTCCGCCGGGGCGCAGCGCTTCATGATCACCTCCGAGCAGGGCAACGTGACCGGCGGCGACATGGTCACCACCTACCTCAACAAGTTCTCGATGACCGGCGCGAAGGCGCTGCCGATCCGCATCCATCCCAACCTGCCGGCCGGCACCATCCTGTTCGACACCGAGACGCTGCCCTACCCCTCCAACGAGGTGCCGGACGTGTTGGTCAAGCTGCTGCGCGAGGATTACCGCGCGGAGATCTGGCCGCAGGTGACGCGGAAGGTGCCGTTCGGCGTGACGTTCGATGGCGTCCTGCAGAACTACGCGCCCTTCGCCTTCGGCATGATCACCAACATCGGGAATGGCTGAGATGGCAACCGTGAAACTGCACGCCAAGCCCGGCCTCGTCTCGCTGCATTTCGGCGGTGCCGAGCACACGGTGGACGCCGACGGCAGGGTCGAACTGCCGGAAGAGCATGTGGAGACCGCGCTCAGCCTCGGCTGCACGCGCGAGCCTCCGGTGCGCCTGGCCAACCCGGTGGAGGAACTCGCCGAGCTGAAAGCGCGCGTCGGCGCGCTGGAGGCGCGGGTAGCCGTTCTGGAGGCCGCCGCCGAACCCATCGCCGAAGCCGGCGGCAAGAAGAAGTAGTGGTCGCGCTCGCCGCCCTTGCCGACGTGGAGGCGTGGCTGAGCCTGCCGGCCGGCAACGCCGACGAGGCGTTGCTGACGCGGCTGCTGAGTGCCGCCAGCGATTTCGCTGAGACGTATTGCAACCGGCAGTTCTCCGTCACCGACTACGTCGAGGTGCGCGACGGCAACGGGCAGGCGCGGCTTTCGCCGTTTCAATACCCGATCACCGCCATCGCCGGCGTCACGATCTGCGACCAGGCGATCCCGGCGTTGAGCGGAACGGGGGGCGGATACTTCCTCGCGGGGCGGTCGATCGTGCTGCGTGGCTACGTGTTCGACCGCGGGACCGCCAACGTTGTGCTGAACTACAGCGCCGGGTTCGATGTGATCCCCGACGCCGTCCAGCAGGCCGTGATTGAGCTGGTGGCGATGCGCTATCGCGAGCGCGACCGGATCGGTCTCTCCAGCCAGCACGCCGCGGGGGAAACCACGAGCTACAGCCTCAAGGACATGCCGGCCTCGGCGGCCACGCTGCTGGCGCAGTATCGCGCGGTGGCGCCGCGATGAGCGACGAGCTGAAGGCCGAGACGCGCGGGCTGGAGGAAGTGGTCGTCGAGCTGCGCGAGCTGGGCGACGGCGCGCGGCAACGGCTGTTGATGGCGGTGACCGAGCAAGCGGTGACGTTCCAGCAGGTGGTGCGGGAGGACAAGCTTTCCGGCCAGGTGCTGAACGCACAAACCGGCAATCTGCGGGATAGCATCACGGAAACCGTGAGCGATGACGCGTCGGGCGTGAAGGCCATTGTCGGCTCCAGCGTGATCTATGCCGCCATCCATGAATTCGGCGGGATCATCGAGCCGGTGAACGCCAAGGCGCTGCGCTTCGAGATCGACGGGCGCTTCATCATGGTGCAGCGGGTGGTGATGCCGGAGCGGTCGTTCTTGCGCTCCACCCTGGCGGACCGCGCCGACATCATCCGCGCCGCGTTGCTGGATGCCGTGCTGGGGCATGCCGCATGAGCAGCCCCACCCGCGAGCAGGTGTATACCGCGCTGTTCAACCATCTCACGCCGCTGCTGGGGGCCGGGTTCAACTCGGTTGGCCGGAAGCTGCGGTTTCTGGAAGACATGAAACCGCCGGAGATGCCGGCGCTCATCGTGGCGGTGGGCAACCAGAAGATCGCGCCGAAGCCGGGCGTGCCGCCGCGGCGAACCTATTCCGCCCGGGTGTTCGTCTACGCCGCAGCGCCGGAGGCGAGCGTTGCATCGGGCATCGAGCTGAACGGGTTGATCGACCTGGTGGAAGCCGCGCTGGCGCCGGCGAACGTGCTTCAGCCGTTGCAGACGCTGGGCGGCGTGGTCGCGCATGCCTGGGTCGAAGGCACGATCGAGATCTACGAGGCGATCAAAACGCAGCGTGCCGCCGCGCTGATCCCCATCACCATGCTGGTTCCGTAGGAGCGACCATGAGCGAAACCCAGGACCCCGTGCAGGAAGCCGAGGCGCAGCTGCAGGCGGCTTTGGCCGCCAAGGCCCCCGCCGCCGCCGCGGCCGCCTTCGAAGCCGCCTGGCCCGCCGCGATCGGCGCCTGGTTGGCCACGCAGGTGGCCAACAGCCCGATCGCGCAATCCACCCCGGCCTACAACCACCTGGTCAATGTGGCGCTGCCCGCGCTGCGCCAGGCCATTCTGGAGAACCTCTGATGCAGCTCTCATTCGGCGCCGGCTTCGCCTTCGGCATTCGCACCGATGTGGCCAATTCCACCCCAGTGCCGCTTGGCATCATGCAAGATATCAGCCTGACCTTCTCGGGCGACCTGAAGCCGCTGTATGGCGGCAACCAGTTTGCCGTGGCGTTCGCGCGCGGCAAGATCAAGATCGAGGGCAAGGCCAAGCTCGCGCGGTTCAACGGTCGGCTGTTCAACGACACGTTCTTCGGCCAGACCATGGCCACAGGCCAGGTTCTCACGGCGCTGGGCGAGGCGCAGACCGTGCCGGCCGCCACCACCTACACCATCACGGCCGCCAACGCGGCCACGTTCCAGACCGATCTGGGCGTGTTCTACGCCAACACCAACCTGCCGCTGACCAAGGTGGCAGCCACCCCGGCGCAGGGGCAGTACGCTGTTTCGGCCGCGGGGGTCTACACCTTCGCCGCAACGGACGCGAACGCGCCGGTGCTGCTGGCCTACACCTACACCGCGACGACGGGGCAGACGATCACGCTGGTGCAGACGGCGATGGGCGCGGTGCCGACGATGAAGGGGGTCTTCACCACCACCTTCTCGGGCAAGACGATGACGCTGACGCTCAACAACTGCGCTTCCGAGAAGATGGCTTTCGCGACCAAGCAGGATGACTGGACAATCCCGGAGCTGGACTTCCTGGCGGGCGCCGATCTCTTCGGCAATATCGGCACGCTCGCGCTGTCGGAGTAAGGCCATGAACGACAGTGCGGACATGGCAGCGCCGGTGATCAGCATCGCGGGCAAGGATGTCACGCTGCCGGCGATCACCTTCGATATGACGCGGCGGATGGCGCCGCTGCTTGGAGCGATGGTGCCTGGCGCCTCGGACCTGGAGGTGCGCCAGGCGGTGGTGCAGGTGCTGGCCATCTTCCTGGGGCGCGAAGCCGCGGCATTGGAGACGGAAATCACCTATCGCGAACTTTCGGCCGTCTCGCGCCGTTGGGGCGAGATCCTGCAATGGGTCGGCTTGGAGATCGAGGCGCCCGCACCGGGGGAAGCGACGGCCGCCGGCTCAGCGCCGGCGGCATAGACGACATGGTCGCCGAGCTCGTGGCCTTCGGCTGTGGCTCCTGGCGCGAGGTTGAGCGCGGAATGGGGCTGCGGCAATACCGGGCGATGTGGCGGCATTGGGCGAAGCTGCCGCCGCTCAATTTGCTGGTGGCCAATCATTTCGGCTGGAAGCCGCCGAAGGCCGCCCCCGTGAACCAGGACTCGGCGGTCGAGCAACTGTTCGCCTTGTTCGGCGGCGCGCCTGAACCCGGCAAACCAGTGACGCTGCGATGAGCGGCACCGGAGACAGCGAGGTTTCCGTCAGCTTCGGCGGATCGACGGGGGAATTCGAGGCGGCTTGCCAGCGCGCCGTCGCGGCGATGCAAAGCCTCACCGCGGGCGTGGGCAACCTGACGACAGCGCTCACCAGCACGACGCAAGGGTTGAACGCCACGACGCCGGCGATGAACGCCGCCTCCGCCGCGGCGGCGCAAGCCAGCTCGGCGCTGAACCAGGTGGCCAGCGCGTCGCGCACCACCTCGGCCGAGGTGCAGGCGACCGTGAATGCCTTCGCGGGCATGACCCAGGCTTCGAAATCGGCCGCCGATAGCGCCGAGGTGTTCCGCCAGGCGCTGGGCGATCAGACCAATGAGGTGAAGGCGCTGCGCGCCCAGTTCGACGAGACCTCGGCCGCCGCCGGCCGCGCGGGGCATGCCAGCGGCGGCGTGACCCGCGAGCTGATCGTGCTGGGCCACGAGGCGATGATGGGGAACTTCTCGCGCTTCGGCGGCTCCCTGATCGTGATGGCCGAGCTGATGGGCAATGTGTCCGCGAAGACCATCGCCGCCGGCGGCGCGATCGCGCTGGCGGCCGTCGCGGCCTATCGGCTGTACGAGAACTTCCGCACGGCGACGGTGCAAGCTCAGAGCCTCGCCGCGCAGATGGCGCTGATGGGGCGCGACCCGGAGGCTACAGCCAAGGCGTTCGATGATCTCGCCGCGAAGCTGCGCGAAAACGCCGATGTTGGGAGCATGGCGTCCCGCGAGATCGCCGACCAATTCATGCGACTGCGCGGCGGCGCCGTGGAGCTTCGCGCAAAGTTGGCAGAACTGGTGCCCGCGCTGCAGATGGCCGATGGGTCGAAGTCCGTCGAAGAGGTGGCGACGAGCTTTGCGAAGACGGCGCAGAGTGTCAGCGGAATTAGAAAATTCCTTGAGGAAAACAACCTGCTCGTGAACGTCGGGCTGCGGGAGCAGATCGCCGGGTTCGAGGAGACGAACAATCTGGCCGGTGCGCAGGCGCTCTTGCTTGAGCGGGTCAATACCAAATGGGGCGGCCAGGCGGCGGAAATCCTGCGCGTTCGGAAGGGAATGAAGGACTTCGTCGCGCAGCAGGCGGCCTGGGGGGCGGAAGGCATGCCGGTGCTGCCGCAGGAAGCCCCCGCGCCGCCGCCGAAGCCGAAGATGACCGAGTCGGCAGAGAGCCCGGAAGATGCGCACCTGGATGAGGTGCAGACCCGCCTCAACGCTCAGAAACGTGAGGAAGCTCAGCTCGATGAAGATATCCTTGGTCTCCGGCAACGCTTGGCCGCGACATCGGATGAAGAGGCTCGAAAGAGCATCGAGAACGCGTTGGCAGTGGCCGAGGCGCGCCGTGCCCAGCTGCAGCCGATGGAGGACGCCTCGTGGCTGCCGAAGCAGGAGGAGGCGCTTGCTGCCCAGAGCCTTGCCATCAAGCGAACGGCCGCCAGCAGCAAGGAGGCCACCGCCGCGATCCTCGCGAACGAGGAACAGTTCTGGCAGAAGCAGCTCGCCGGAGACGAGCTGAACGGCAAGCAGCGGGAGCAGGCGCAGCAGCAACTGGCCCGTGTGCAGACGCAGATCGCCGACGAAGGGCTGCGCGCGCGAGACGCGGCCGCGGCCGCCGCCGCGAACACCGCGCGCAAATCGACGGCGGAGCAAATCTCCGAACTGTCGGCGCAGCAGGCGGCCAACCGGGAGAATTACACGCAATGGATGGCGCTGGAGCAGCAGAAGCTCGCCATCCTGCGTGCCGCCTACGGCGAGAAGAGCAAGCAGTTCCAGGACGAGTTGCGCGCCGAGGAGACCTATGAGCGGGAGCACGTGGCGCGGCTGCAGGCGATGGAACTCCAGGCCATCACGCAGAAGAACGCCCTGGGGGAGAAGTCGCTCTCGCAGAAGGTGAGCCAGCTGAGTGCGGAGGTTTCCCAGCAACTCCGCACGAAGGACGACGAGCTGCAGGCCGAGCGCGCGCTGACCGAGGCGGAGCGGGAGGAGGAGGTGAAGCGCCTGGCGCTGTTCATCGGCACGCTGGCGCAGGGCACCGACGCCTTCGAGAAATCGCGCCAGCGGATGCTCTCCCTGGAGCAGGGCTTCGCCAACAAGCTGGCCGATATCGACAAGCGGATCGCGGCATCGCAGGCGGAAGCCGCGCGGCGCGCGCAGCAATCCTACACCCAGGCGTTCGACCGCATCGGCTCGGAAGGCCAGAGGGTGATGACGGGGTTGATCACCGGCACCGAGACCTGGAAGCGCGCCGAGCAGCAAGTGGTGAGCAGCGTGTTGAGCAGCTTCATCGGCATGGCGAGCCACGAGGCGGCCACCTGGGCGGCGAAGGAATTCGCCAATTCGGCGATCTCGACCACGCAGTCGAAAATTCGGATCGCGCAGGCCCAAATGGAAGGAAATTCCGGGCTGAGCGCGATCGCCGCGCAGGCGATGCACTGGGCGGCGATGCAGCTGGGGATGACGACGGAGCAGGAGGCGCAGGGCGCGGCGCGCAAGGTCGAGCAGACGACCGATGCGACCGCCGGCGCCGCGGCCGCCTCCGCGGCCGGCCTTGCGCAGATCAAGATCGACGCGTCGGTGGCCGCGGCGGGCGCCTACGCGGCGACGGCGGCGATCCCGGTCACGGGTCCGGAAGCCGCGCCGGCGGCCGCCGCCGCGGCCTATTCCGCAACGATGGCCTATGGCGCGGCGATGGCGGTGCCGAGCTTCGATGTGGGGGCGTGGAACCTGCCCAGCGATATGCTGGCGATGGTCCATAAGGGGGAGATGATCCTGCCGGCCAATGTGGCCAGCCAGGTGCGGGCGGGCGCCGGTGCGGGCATCTCGGGAGGCGGCGGTGGGGGAGACGTGCATTTCCACATCAACGCGATCGACACCGGCAATTTCCAATCCTTCCTCAACGCCCAGGGCGGCGCGATCGCGCGCACGGTGATGCGCTACACGAACGCCAACCCTTCGGCCCGCCCGAGCTGGTGAGATGACCCTACCCACATTTCCCGTGCTCTCCGGCGGCTTTCTGCCGAAGCGCTCGCCCCTTTGGTCCACCCAGAAGTTGCCGGCCTCGGGAGGGATGGAGTCGCGCATCCCGCTCTGGACGATGCCGAAATGGCGTTATGAGTTCGATCTCGAATTCCTGCTCAACGCGATTTCCGCGGCCGAGTTCGACGCGCTGGAGGGGCTCTACAACAGCGTGAACGGCGCGGCGGGCGTATTCGGCTACACCGACCCCGAGGACTGCACGGCGAGCGCGCAGACGTTCGGGGTTGGCGATGGAGCATCCGTGCTGTTCCAGCTGCAACGCGCGTTGGGCGGGTTTTCGGAGCCGGTGTTCCTGCCCGTGGGAACGCCGAGCATCACGGTCAATGGCGTCGCCACAGCATGCACGGTCACACCGACGGGCACCGTGGCCTTCACGACGCCCCCGGCCACGGGCGCGGTGCTGAGGTGGAGCGGCAGCTTCATGTGGGCGTGCCAGTTCGACGACGACGCGATCCCGTTCGGGAAACTCTATGGCGGGATCTGGGGGGCGAAAGCAGTGAAGTTCACGACCGTGGACGCCGCCAAGATCCCGCTTCCCCTGGGGGCGACAGGGTATCTCGACGAGAGTTTCATCCTCAACATCAGTGAGTTGGCGTGATGGCAATCTTCTTCCCTGGCGCTATTCTCACCGCGGCTGAAATCACAGCGGCGACCGAAGCGCCTTCCGGTGATCCTGATTGGCTGACGACGGGCTCGGCCTACCAGCTCTCATGGCCGGTGACTGGTGCTCAGGGCTATATCCTGAGCGAAAACGGACAGATCGCGCTGACCGTCGGGTCGCGCGCCAAAGACCTTTCGAGCGGCTATGGCTCGCTGCAGACCACGATCGGACTGGCCCATTTCGCGTTCAACGACGACGTGTTCGCGACCTCGGGCCGACATGTCACCGTGTATGCGGGGTATTTCGAGGCGCAGACCCTTTCGGGGGCATCGGGGCTCGCCTTTGCGGCCGAGATGGACGCGGTCAATTTCGCGTCGGTGGCCACGCCCCCGACCCCCGGCACGCCGATCGTGTACGGATCGACCGTTGCTCTGTGGCTGGCATCCGGCGGCAGTCACACGAGCGTCAACGATGCGAGCATGGCGCTCGGGATCAAGGACAACGGCGCGCGGTTCCAGGCCGGCATCGTGTTCGGCGCCAACGCGCTGACGATGAGCGGCGGCTTCGGATCGGCGATCAAGATGGCCAAGGGCCACCTTCTCCAGTGGCATGATGCGTCCGACGCCGTGGGTTCTTCGGTGGGCAGCACCGTGGCCACCGCGGCCAACGCCCAGTATCTTCAGTTCCAAGACGGCGGCCTTGTCGTTGGCTCGGCAGCTACCGGCAACGCCTTGTTCACGGTCCAGCAGATCGCCAACGCGGTGAACGGCCTGGCTGTGCAGCCGGCCGTTTCGGGCGGGGGCGGCCAGCTGCTTGCCGTAGGCAGCGACACGAACATCAACATCAACTTGATCCCGAAGGGGTCGGGCGTCATCTACACGCCGGCCGGTATCTCGGTGAACGGTCCGGCCAGCCTGAACGGCGCGGTCGGTGGGACCGGTATTGCGAACCTTTTCGCCGCGCCCTACGCCATCGGTGAGACGACCGCCAACACGGGCGCATTCACCTCCCTCAGCGCCACCAGCACGGTTGTTACCGGCAATCCTACCCTTTCAACCGCCTATCCGGCTCAGGGCGGCGGGGCGTCCATCCTTTCGCTTGCCGAGGTGCTGGCAACCACCGCACAGGGTGCCGAGACCACGGCTGGCAGCGTGGCGCATGCCGAGTTCGGCATGGCGGTGCGGATGACCAGCAACACGGGCAAAGGGTCCGCCGCCAATCTGAGCTCGAACAAGGTGGGGCTGTACGTCGAAATCGATGTCGGCTCGAACAGCGGCAATGCCTGGGCCTTCAACCCGGTGCTCAATCTGCAATCCGGGGCGGCGGTGTGGGGGCAGACGCAGATTGCCGAGTTCGACCTGGCAAACGGCACGGGCACGGCCTTTGGCAACGGCGTGCATTCGGCCGGCATTTATCAGCCGGCCGTGTTCGGCATGCAGATCACGGGGGTCGGGAGCAATGTGACCGGCGCGATCGGCTTGCTCGGCAGCATCTGGAACCGCGGCATCATCGCGTATCCAGGCTCCGTCAAGCAGTCCCTCGTCGAGGACTATTCGAGCGCCACAACATCCTATTACGACGCGGGCACCCACACCTACGGGATCGACACCAAGGACGCGACCTATTCGGCGGCGACGGTGCGATTGGGTGCGCAACAGATCATCGCCTGGCGCAACCAAGCGGGCACGTCCGACCTCAATATGCTGCAATCGACAGGCACCGACGACCTGTTGATCGGCACGGGCGCCCACAGTGTCATCTTCAATCTCACCGGGAATGTCGGCATCGGGACGACGACGCCGAGCGCGACCCTTGACGTGCTGGGGAGCACGCATTTGGGAGACGGCGTGACGCGGCTCTCGGTCTATGCCGACAATGCGCATGGCGGTATTTCGGTCGAGGCATCCAACTACGCCAACACCACGAAAAAGAACATCTATCTCGCCGCCTACGGCGGGAATGTGGGGATCGGCACGACGTCACCGAGCCAGTTGTTGACGGTCAACGGGACGGTGGGCGCCTCCGCGCTCAACACCAGCCTCGTGACGGGGTCGAGCATCACGTTGCAGTCCACCTACTCGTCTTCCACGGTGGGGCAGGATGCGGCGCAGCTTTTGATCCTGTCCAACAGCGCGAATTATGGCGCGAGCACTGTCAGCTATTCGACCTCCGACAACCGTATCTTCTCGGTCTCCGCCAACACCAGCACCCAGGTCCTGCTGCGCGCATCGAGCACCGCACAGATGGCCTTCACCGCCCAAAACTTCCAATTCGAAGCGGCGGTCGGGATCGGGGTGTCGAGCCCGGCGCAGGCTCTGGAAGTCAGCTCCTCAACGCCCGTGCAGCTGCGCCTGGGCGCTGGGGCGACCAGCGAGTTGCTGACCTACGACATCGGCCGATATGGCGTGACCGGCTACCTGACCTTCACCGGCAACCAGGGCAGCAACGTCGGCTATGTGTTCAATGGCAACAGCAACACGCCGGTTCTGACCGTCGATTCAAATGCGAACATTTATGGCACCGGCGGCACCACATCGATGACGAACGGCTTCATCTACGTCCCGGCCGCGTCGGGGCCGCCAACGGGCACGCCCAGCAGCGTCTCCGGCCATGTGCCGATGTACTTCGATGCGGCGAACAACAATTTCTACCTGTTCAACTCTTCCTGGAAAAAAGTCGGAGTGGCCTGACATGCGCATGATCCCACTGAAAACCGTCGCCTTCATGCCGATCAGCGAGGGGGGGGATGCGCAACCCGTTCCCTACGCCATGCTCATCCGCACCGTGCTGCTGCATCCCGGGCAGCCTGGGCAGACCGGCGCGGCCGAGATCGAGCAGATCTGGAAGATCCTTGATGCCGTGGATGCCGCGACGGCGAGCGGCAACGACGCTGTTGTCCTGGAGGAGGAGCGGTATGCGTTCCTCAATCGCAGGGTGCAGGAGTTCCGCTTCTGGGCGCGGCCCGACCGTGCGTTGCTCGAATTCATCACCGACGTCAAAGGCGCCACAGAGTTCGATCCGAACGCGACGAAGGCGGCATGACACTTCCGGTTTTCCCCTCTCTGACCGCGACGATCGGGCTCGCAACGCGCTCTCCCACCTGGAAGACGCTGAAGTTTCCGAGCATCGACGGCAGCGAACCCCGGTATGCGACGTGGTCGTATCCCCGATACGCCTACGAGATCCCGTTCGAGCTGCTGCGCAACACGGCGACCATCACCGAGTTTCAGCTATTGGCGGGCTTCTACAATGCTGTGGGAGGCGCCGCGCTGCCCTGGCAGTTCAACGACCCCGATGACTACCTCGCAGTGGCCCAACCTTTCGGCACGGGCGACGGCGTGACAACCCAGTTCCAGCTGTGCCGGGCGAAGGGCGGCTTCACGATGCCGGTGTTCCAGCCGATAGGCACGCCCGCCCTGCTCGTGAATGGGGCCACGGCCTCGGCCAGCGTCAATGGGGGCGGCCTTGTGACCTTTGCCACCCCACCGGCTGCGGGCGCGGCGTTGACCTGGTCTGGCACCTTCAACTGGTTGTGCCGCTTCGATGACGATCAGATTGATTTCGCCGAGCTGGGGCGTGGCATGTGGTCGCTGTCCTCGCTCAAATTCACCACCGAGAAGCTCTGATGAAGACCGCGAAATGGGAGGCCAGCACCGGGGCTCTGCTGGCGCTGCTGGCCACGCGGCGCTTTGTGTGGGGCGACCTTTACACGATCACCCTGGCTGGCGGCGGCGTGCTGCGCTACGCCAAGGGCGATACCGATTGGACCGTGCAAGGCAATGTCTGGGTCCACGGGGGGCCGGCCGTTGAACACCCCGACCGCAAGCCGACCATGCACCAAAAGGTCGGGACGGACGTTGATACGTGGCAATTCAGCCTGATCCCCCGGCCATTCGACCTGATCACGGGTGCGCCGTTCCCTGACATGATCGGCAATGTGCCGATGTTGAACGCCATCCAGGCGAAGGTGTTGCGCGGTGCCGTTGTGGAGGTGGACCGAGCGTTCCTGCCGGCGTGGCCGACATTTCCTCGGCCGGTCGCGCTGACGCCGACGGGCACGCTCAACGTCTTCACCGGCCGCGTGGCGAGCGTGGATCTCGACCGTTCCTCAGCCATGATTTCGTTGAACAGCCACCTTGAGCTGTTGAACCTCAACATGCCGCGCAACCTCTACCAGGCCGGGTGCGGGCACGTCCTGTTCGACGGTGGTTGCACGCTCAACGCCGCGCTGTACGCCACGGCGTTCACCGTGGCGGCCGGAAGCACGAAGTCCGAGCTGGTGGTGGAAGGAGCGCTCCCCGCGGGGTCGGGGACGTATGCGCTCGGCCGCGTGGCATTCACCAGTGGCCTCAACGCAGGATACACCCGATCGATCCGCACAATGACCGCGAGCGGCTCGACCCTGCAGCTGAAACTGGTGGCGCCGATGCCGTTCCCTGTTACGGCGGGCGACACGCTGACGGCGTGGCCCGGGTGCGACAAGCAGCTGACGACCTGCCAGGCCTTCGGGAACAGCGCCAACTTCGGCGGCGAACCGTATATCCCCTCACCGGAGTTGGCGGTCTGATGGACGCCCGCGAACGCATCGAGCGGGAGACCGTTTTGCGGGAGGCACGCTCCTGGGTCGGGACGCGATTTCATACACGCCAAGCGGTGAAGGCGCGGTGGGAAGGTGGTGTGCGCGTCGATCCCGGCGGAGTGGACTGCGCGACTCTCATCGCCGAGGTGTATCGGCGGGCCGGCCTCATCGAACCGGTGCCTATGCCGCAATACCCTGGAGACTGGCATCTGCATCGCAAGACCGAGATGTATGCCGGTCTGGTGGGGGAACGCGCGCGGGAAATCCCGATGGACCAGGTGCTGCCCGGCGATCTCGTGATGTTCAAGTTCGGCCATGTCTACAGCCACGCAGCGATCGTGATGGCACCTGGCTGGCCGCGCATCTGTCACGCCAGCTTCAAAGCGGAGTGCGTGCACCTGGATGATGGAGAACAGGGCATGTTGGCGCCGCGGCCGAAGAAGTTCTTCTCGCTGTGGGGGAGGCCATGAATTTTCTGGGGATGGGCGGCAAGCAGAATGCCGGCACGCAGCCTGCCACCCAGCTGCGCGTGCAGACCAGCGTGGCGGGCCTGCCTCGGCCGATAGGGTGGGGCACCAACCGCATCGCCGGGAACCTGATCTGGTACAATGATTTCAGCCAGAGCGGCGGCGGCGCGGGCGGCAAGGGCGGCGGCTCCGGCAAGGGCGGCGGAAACCTCAGCTATTCCGCCTCGGTGATCATCGCGATCTGCGAGGGACCCACGAACGGCGCAACGGGGTTGATGTGGACGAATGAGAACACCGGCAAATTGAGCGACTACGGCTTCACGGCGTTTTCGGGCCGATATGATCAGGGTGTGTGGAGCTACATGGCGGGAGCGGGTGACGCCGGCGCCGCGCCCGCGCCGATCGACAGCTGGACGGAAATCAACAGCGGCCCCGAAGGCGGCGCAGGGAGCGGCTGATGCCCTGGGAGTCGGAAGCACTGAATTACCGAGGGCTCGCCTATGTCGCGGCGGCCAAGGCGTCGATCGGCTCGTCGCCCGATTTGCCGGCCTGGACGTTCGAGTGGCAGTTCAGCGTTGACCCAATGGGCATCGGCCCGGATGCCAATCCGGCCACAGTGGTGGCCGACTATCTTACCAACCCGCACTACGGTGCGGGGTTCCCGCCTGAATATCTTGGAGATCTGACGACCTACGCGGAGTATTGCCTGGCCGCCGGTCTCGTGGTCTCGCCGGTGCTGAGCACCCAGGCGGAAGGGCGGCAGTTCCTGGAAGATCTGATGGCCGCCACCAACAGCGAGTGCGTGTGGTCAGGCGGCAAGCTCACGGTGGTGCCTTACGGCGACACGGCGCTCGCCGCGAATGGTGCCACCTATACGCCTCCTTCCGAGCCATTGTTCGCCCTGACCGACACCGACTTCAAGAAGCTCAACGGTTCCAACAACAACTCCACGGCCGGCAGTTCGGTCGATGGGCCGATCGCGTGCACACAGCTTTCGCCGAACGATCAGCCGAACCAGTGGAGCGTCGAGTTCCTCGACAGGACCAACAACTACAATCCTGGCGTCGTCACCGTCTCGGACGATGCCGGCGTTGCGCTGCATGGTCTTCGCCCCGCCGATCGGAAGCAGCTGCACTTCTTCACGCTGGCGGGGCCGGCCAACGTGTCCGCACAGCTCACCATGGGGCGAGCGCAGGTGGTCAACACCTATGCGTTCACCTTGGGACCCGAGTACATCGTCTTGGACCCGATGGACATCGTCGCCATCAGCGATGCCGCCCTTGGGTTGGACCAGCAATGGGTCCGCATCACTGAAATCACCGAGAACGACGACAACTCGCTCACCATCCAGGCTGAGGAATAC